CGGTACAGGACTTCATCGAGACTGACACGGGCCACTCATTCGACATATTGATTGTCAATACCCCTCCGCAGCACGGTAAGTCCATCACGCTGACCGAGTCTTTCCCGTCGTGGTACCTCGGTAAATACCCGGACCGCCGGATCATCTTGGCCGCCTATAACGAAGAGTTCGCGGAACGGTTTCTCCGGCGAAACAAGGAAAAAGTTAAGGCTGTGGGGTCCAACGTATTCGGCATTGAAGTCGGTAACATTGACCGCGCCACAGAGTTTGAGCTGACCAACGGCAAGGGACGCATTATTTCCCGAGGTCTACGTTCCGGTATTACGGGCAATCCCGGTGATCTCATCATCATCGACGACCCGATTAAGGATAAAACAGAAGCATACTCCCCTACGTTCCGCGAGCAGGTGTGGGGCGCATGGCTCGGCTCGGTGAAGACCCGACTGTCGGCCGGCGCGAAGGTCATTATCATCATGACGAACTGGCACTTCGATGATTTGGCGTCCCGTATTGCTGAACGCGAGACCAACGTCACAGCTCTTCGGCTGCCCGTCGAGGCGGGTGAAGACGACCCCCTCGGACGCGCCCCAGGCGAGGCGCTGTGCCCTGAATTGGGCAAGGACAATGCGTGGCTGGAGGAGTTCAAACAGGCCTACCTGAACGACCCTGACGGCGGTAACGCGGCATGGGCGGCAATGTTCATGTGCTCTCCGTTGATCTTGGGCGGTAACATCGTCAAGCGCGACTGGTTCCAGACCTACAAAACCGAGGACATCACCGAATGGGGCGTCACGGTAATCAGTGTTGACGCCTCGTTTAAGGGCGGTGCGCAGAACGACTTCGTGGCAATCACGGTCTGGTCGAAACTCGGCGCGAATTACTACTTGCGGCACGTGTCCAACAAGAAACTGGACTTCCCTCAGACCCTCACAGAGCTGCGAACCATCAAAGCGCTGTACCCCGAGGCGTTCACCGTACTGGTGGAAGACAAGGCCAACGGTTCGGCGATCATCGCAACCCTTCGGAAAGAGATGCCCGGCGTCGTCGGCGTCAATCCGAGAGGCGGTAAAGAGGCGCGAGTCAACGCCGTTTCGGGTGTCATCGAGTCGGGACACGTGTTCATCCCGGACCGTGCTCCGTGGAGAGAGGAGTATCTGGATCAGTTCTCCCTGTTCCCCGCCGGTAAGCACGACGACATGGTGGACTCTTCCACCCAGGCCCTGAGCTACATGCTCTACTCCTCTGGTGACCCGCTGCATGCCGCGCAGGCACAGACGCCGGAGGAAGAGATGGCGAGAAATGAGGAAGATGCGTTCCTTGATGGCGAACGCTGTTACAACGTGTACGGGGCAACAGGCTGGGGTGATTGATCGTGGCGGTTATTTATCGCATAACAAACAAGAAGAATGGCAAGGTTTACGTCGGGCAGACCAAAAACACCGCAGAGCATCGGTGGCGCTCACACATTTGCTGCGCGCTTCGGGGCGATGTTGACTATCCTCTGTACCGAGCGTTTCGGAAGTACGGCGTCGACGGCTTCATTTTTGAGGTCTTAGAGGAATGCCCGGACAACATGCTCGATGAGCGCGAAATCGCATGGATCGCTGCCTTAAATTCGCGGGTAAACCAGAACGGGTACAACCAGACCCTCGGCGGGAACGGCCGTGTTATGGTGGATCGCGACGAGATTTTGGCGGCCGTGAGAGAAACACCCAGCGCACATAAGGTTGCTGCAGACCTGGGGTGTGCAGTTTCTACTGTTTGCCGCGTTGCCGCCGCGCATGGTGTGCCGATGGACAACCCGGGAGAACCGAGCAAAGAGATACATCAATTTACCCTGTCTGGCGATTATATTCAGACGTTCCCGTCCTTGCGTGAAGCCGCGAGATCGTTTGCGCAGACTGCCACGGACGCGGAGTTGAGCAAGATCATGCCACACATTTCCAAAGCGGCGCGAGGGAAGCTGAAGCAGTCCAGAGGTTTCCAGTGGCGGTATTCCGCAGACGTGCCAAATCCGCAGGAAGGCATACCGCAGTATCAGGCCGACAACGCCAAACGGCGGGTGCAGATGTTTGACGCTGAGACCGGACAGCTGTTGGGCGAGTTCCCGTCAATTAGGGAAGCTGGTCGGGTCGTCGCCGGTACGTCTGGCGCATATAGAGCGATCCAGTTCTGCTTGAATGGGGAACACCGAACAGCCTTTGGATATGTGTGGCGATACGCCTAGCGGCGGCTGGTGAGGAAACTCGCCATAAGATAGGAAGAAACTCGCCGCATATTGCGTTAAAACGAGTTTCTCTATACTGCGGGGTGACTGGAGATGGCACCCAGCACGGTCTCATTAAGCCGTAAGACGCAGGTTCGAGTCCTGCCCCCGCAACCAGAGGTCGGGTCGCACCCGAATGATGTGAGCGCTTCGGTACGCCTCACAGAGAATGACAATGCTCGCTGAAAACTGCTCCGTGGGTGGGAAACGCCACAGCGTAATGGTGCTTCGTATGTAAAGAGGCAACCGGAGATGTGACAATCTAAGCGGGAAGCCGACCAAAGCCACAACCACATGGAGACTTGCCGTAAACGGTAGCGGAGCGGTTTGCTAAACCGTCCGGGCATAAGCCTGTACAGGTTCGAGTCCTGTAGTCTCCGCCAGAAATAAGAGGTGAAACATCATGGAATACGTACTGTACGGCGCACTCGGCGTTGTCCTGACGCTGGCTCTGCTCGGTGCGGGCGCGTACGTTGGCTACTGCTTCGCGGAGAAGAAGCGGCCGAAAGCGAAAGACCCCGGCGAGGTGGAGCGACAGCGGCTGATCGAGGACCATGCAGCCTTCCAGATGCAGATGGGGTACAGCCCGGAGGTGGCCTATGGTATGGTCTCTCCGAAGGACTTGACCGGCGGTAAAGGAGGCGGCTTCGATTGAACGAGTATACAGATAAAAAGACCCTGGCGTGGCAGCGATACGAGGCAGGCCGGGCATATAATAACCAGCTGGTACCGAACCAGTACAATCTGGTGAACACGAACGTAGAGTTCTTCGCCGGTAATCAGTGGGTACACCTGCCCATGACACCCGCGATGAGCCGACTGCCGAAGCCTGTGTTCAACATCATCAAGCGAGTGGCGGCACTGTTTGTCGCGTCGCTCACGTCGAAAGGCATCACGATGAAGTTTGAGCCGCTGACATACTATGACGGCGAGAACCTGAAAGACCCCCAGAACAACGCTGCGGCCTTTGCAACGGCTGAGGTGCAGAACATTCTGGAAAAAGTGAAGATCGATTACAGAGCACGTGAGGCTCTGTTTGACGGCGCACAGACGGGAGACTACTGTGCGCATTTTTATTGGAACCCTGACGCACTGCCTTATGGTGGTGCGTTTGGCAATTATCGCGGCGAGATCGAGATGGAAATGGTGGACGGCATCAACGTGATGTTCGGCAATCCGAACCTGAACGTGGTGGAGCGTCAGCCCTACATCCTCATCGTCGGCCGTGACACGGTGGAGAACCTCCGCGCCGAGTTCCGGGAGCACAACAAAAAGGACTCCATGTGGGCGGAAGACATGATTCAGCCCGACGGTGAGTTCAGTGAACAGGCCGGTGTGGGTGGCCGCACGGAGCTGCGCAGCACCGACATGGCATCGGGTAAGTGCCTATATGTCTACATGTACGAGAAGCGCACCCGCGAAGAGGATCTCACCGACCCGAAGACCGGAGGGCCTGTGATGGAACAGGTGCTCGATGCCAAGGGCCAGCCAATCCCCGAGAAGGACAAAGACGGCAAGCCTATCGTCCACATGGACGGCACGCCGGTGTACAAGATGAAGAAGGTGCGGCATAAGGTCACCACGGTGCACGTCACCAAAGCGACAAAGGGCTGCGTGATCTACGAGAACGTGGACACCGGTCTGAACCGCTACCCTATCGCGTGGGGCAACTGGGAAAAGCAGAAGAACCAGTACCACGGCAGATCGTTGGTCACAGGGATCATCCCGAACCAGATCTTCATTAACACCATGTTTGCAATGGTCATGCGCCATCTGCAGCTGCTGGGCTTCCCCAAGACCGTGTACAACGCAGACCTGATCAGTCAGTGGAGTAATGAAATCGGACAGGCTATCGGCGTTCGCGGTCTTCAGCCGGGACAGTCCATCAGTCAGATGGCGTATAATCTGCAGCCTGCGAACATGTCGGAGCAGATCTTCGCGGCCATTGACCGTGCGGTGAACCTGACCAAAGAGTGTCTGGGCGCAACGGACGTCGCTATGGGTAACGTCAACCCCGACAACACCTCCGCACTAATGGTGCTGCAGACCAACTCCGAGGTTCCGCTGGAGAACGTGAGAGCCGGTCTGTACGAGTGGACGGAAGACATCGGCGCGATCCTGCTGGACATGATGGGCACCTACTACGGCAAGAGACCCGTGGTACGTGACCGCACTTTCAGTGAGCCTGTGATCAACCCTGCAACCGGACAGCCGAAGGTCAGCGGTATCACCGGCCAGATGGAAATGAAGACCGTCACCCGCCGTGTGTCTGAGCCGTTCGACTTCAGTCAGTTCAAGCATCTGTGGCTGAACGTGCGAGTTGACGTCGGTGCAACGACACAGTTCTCCGAGATCGCCATGGTTCAGACTCTGGACAACCTGCGCACCAACGGCACGCTGGAGATCGTTCAGTATCTGGAGCGTATCCCCGACAAGCTGATCCCGCGTAAGGCAGAGCTGATCGAGGAGATCAAGACGAAGATGGGCCTCATGGCAGAGCAGCAGGCAGCGATGAACGAACAGGCTGCCGCCGGCGCCGCTGCAGGTGCCGCAGCCGCTGCCCAGCTGCCGCTGTCCGGTGGGAAACTCAGCCAGAAGAACGCCGTCGCGGCGATGCCCGAGAACTTACAGGAGGAGTACAGTAAACTCCCCAACCGCGCCAGAGGCGCAATTAAACAGCAGGTAGACCTGCAACATGCGAAATAAGGACTTAGCCCACCCGGAGCACCGGGTGGGTTTTCCTATGCCTATTTGATGCAACCCGGTTCGCCGGTTGTAAATATATTCTTTCTCACCATGAAGGAGTTGTAAGACATGAACGAAGAACGTATGGACGCTGCGGTGATCGAAGAAGCAGAGCCTATGCTGCCTGACGGCTGGGCAGAAGGCGACGACTTCTTCAACGAAAGCACGTGGTCCGGTGCTGCGGGCAGTACCAATGCCACTGGTGAAGAAGATGACTTCTTTGCCGACACAGAACCCGACCCCTTTGCCGACGAACCTGCGGCTGAAGCGAAACCGACTGAAGAGCCTACCACAGCTGCTGAGACCGGTGACGCTGCATCCACTGCTACCGAAGAGGAACCCGCCGAAGCAGAAGAACCTCCCACCACAGAGGAGCCCGCTGCAACGCCGGAGACACCGAAAACCTATCGAGTCAAGGCCCGTATCGATCATGAGGATATTGAGGCAGACATCGATCTGGAGAAGGACCTCTCGGACATTTATCAGAAATCCATGGTCACGGACCGCTATCAGCGAAAGCTGGCAGAGGTTACGCCTGTACTGGAGCGTCTGGATCGCATGGCGAAAGCTGGCGGTTACAACAGCGCTCTTGAAATGCTTGAGGCGCAGGAGAACTTCGAGCGAGAGGCGACCAGGGAGAAACTGCTACAGGCCGGCACCCCCGAAGTAATTGCAGATGACTACCTTGAGCGCAAGTACGGCGCAGCGAAGACCGCTGTACCCGAAGAGACCATTCATGAGGAAACAGAGGAACCCGCAGAACCTACCACCCCGAAGCAGGAGCCCCCGGCCAGGGATCTTGGCGCAGAGGTGCGTGAACTGTGGCAGCTGCGTCCTGAACTTCAGGGCAAGCCTCTCCCTCCCGAAGTAGCATCCGCCGCTGCGAAGGGCCGCAACCTGGTACGCGCTTATCTGGATTTTGAGTCCAGACAGCAGCGAGCAGAAGCCGACAACCTCCGCAAAGAACTTGAAATTATGAAACAGAACGCCGCCTCTGCTGCGAAGGCCCCGGTCAAAGGTGTGTCCGGCGGCGGGGCAACTGATACGCAGCCTGAAGACCCCTTCCTGGTCGGATGGAACAAGCCTTATTGAGGCCGGCGTACCAATGAAAGGATGATTAACTATGGGTAAGAACCTGGCTTCCAAGTATAGCCCCAACGTAGACGAAAGATTTACCAAAGAGTCTCAGGCCATGATGGCTTTGAACAACAACTATGAGTTCAACGGTGTGGACACTGTTAAGGTGTTCTCCATCCCCGTTGTGCCCATGGGCAACTACTCCCGCACCGGCGCAAACCGCTACGGCACTCCCAACGATCTGCAGCGCAACGTGCAGACCCTGAAGGTCCAGCGTGATCGCGCCTTTACCTTCATCATCGACAAGGGCGACAAGACCCAGTCCATGATGGTTATGGATGCTGGTAAGGCTCTGAGCCGCCAGACTTCCGAAGTGTGGATTCCCGAGTTCGACACTTACGTGTTCCGTACTCTGGCCGCCTACGCTTCCCAGAGAGGCAACTACGCCTCCACCGCTGTCACCAAGGCCAACGCTTACGAAATGTTCCTGAACGGCATGGAGAAGCTGGGCAACAAGAACGTCCCCGATCAGGGCCGTGTTTGCTTCTGCTCCTACAAGTTCGCCAACCTGCTGAAGCAGGACACCGCCTTCATGAAGTACGGTGACAAGTCTCAGGAAATGCTGATCAAGGGCGTCATCGGCGAAGTCGACGGCTGCAAGATCGTAAAGGTTCCTTCTTCCCGCCTGCCCGCCGGTGCGGCGTTCCTGCTGGTACACCCCAGCGCCGCCACCGCTCCCAAGCAGCTGGAGGATTACAAGATCCACGACAACCCTCCCGGCATCAACGGCTGGCTGGTTGAAGGCCGCGCCATCTATGACTGCTTCGTGCTGAACGAGAAATCTGATGCCATTTACTACCACGGCTCTCAGGCAGTCCTGAAGGATATCGCAGTTATGACTGCGCCTTCCGCAACTTCCAACGCTAAGACTGTGGTCATCATTCCCACTGAGGCTGAGACCGGTCACACCTTCGTGTACCAGACCTTCGCCAACACTGCGTCCGCTCCTGCCGTATCTTACGGTACCGCACTGCAGGGCTGGACTGCAGTTGTTAACTCCGCGGAGATCACTCCCACCAGCGGTGACAGCCTGATCATGGTCGCCGAGGTTGACAGCGCTACGAAGCCGGTCGGCGTTGGCATCGCCGCTATCAACATGGCCTGATCGTCTTAACACTCCTACCCCAGAGCCCCCTCCCCGTGAGGGGGCTTTTTATGACAGGCACCGCAGGTGGTTCGCTCTCTACCATATGGGAGAGTTTGCCTCCGGCTCTCTGGGGAGCGGCATGGTTCGACTCCATGGCCTGTCAATCTAAAGGAGGGATTTTATGATTTATCGAGATTTTAAGAACAAGGTACTGCAGCTGATCAACCGCTACACCATCACCGGCGCAGAGGTCGCCCTGACCTACAATGCACAGGCGGATTACATCAACCGCATCCCAGGTCTGCTGGACGACGCGCAGCGATATCTGGCCACCACGACAAGAAAGATCTACGCCTCCATGC